TTTTCAGGTAATCAACTTTGGAATTGGGTAAATAATTATGCTGGTGGATTTAGTTATTCTGTTCCTAGACAATTACTTGTTCCTGGTGGAACATATAATATTATAGATTTAGGGGAATTAGGGGCAACCAATTCAATAACTTTAGCACAATATCAAGCAGGTGCAACACCCCCTGGTTTAGGTACTGGAGGTGAAGTAGAATATGATTTTATTCAAGTTGGTGAACAATATAATGATAATGGTACTCTTAGAACTTTTACAGCTAATTCTTATGTAGATAGTAATGGTGTAACACAACCTGATGATGGTAAAAGATTAACTAATTCAATACATATTAAACAATGGGGAAATAATTATAGTAGTTCAAATTCAGACAATGTTGCTGGAAATCATGATGAGAGGGTTTATATTGAATATATTTATACAGATGTTCATGGAGTTGTACAAAAAGATTATACTCATTTAGTAACTATACCTTTTACTCCTACAGGCGGTATTTATGCAAATTATAGTGAACAAGATTATGGGCAAAGATTAGCAAATATATTTAATGGATCTTTAACTACCGCTCCTTTTCCTCCATTATCTCCAGATGGTGTAAGTCAAATGGGTATAAGAAAACTTAGAACAGAAACAGCTGCGGATTCTCAAGGCACTTTACCTACTTATCAATATGTAGGTCGGCAACAATATTTTACAGCTAAAGTACCTCAAACTGTTCAAAGAACATTATACGGAACTTATTCAACTAATCCAGCTGAATGTTTAGCTGATTATTTAACTAATAAAGTTTATGGTTGTGGTCAATCTATTTCAGATAATGATTTAGATTTAGATACATTTTATGCACATAAAGTATTTTGTGATACTTCAGTTACACATAACGACCCTGATGGTAATTCTGTAACAAGTAAAAGATATCAATGTAATGGATATGCAAACACAAATGATTCTAAAGATTTAAATATTTCTGATATTGTTAGTAATTCACAATCTATATTTAGTTATACATTAGGTAAATTTCAAATGATTTCAGATACAATTGGATCAAGTAGTCATGATTTTGATGAAACTAATATATATGGTAATGTTACTGTAGTTAATGATGGTTTTAATTCTACATTAAATGAAATGAATTTACAATTTAAATCTAAAATAAATGAATATCAAGATGATCAAGTTTTTTTACAATATGGTGATAAATATTTTAATGAACCTATATTATCTAAAGATTTAACTTTAAAATTTATTAATACAAATGTTGAGGCTCAAAGAGTTGGAACTGTAATAATGAATAAATCTAGAAGTAACAAAATTGTTTCATTTAAAACAGATACAAGAGCTGCTTCATTACAAGTAAATGATGTAATAACTGTTAAAGGTACTTATTATAATTTAGATAAAAATAGTGTATTTAGTCATAATTTTGTAACTAATACTTCAACTGGTTCAACAAGTAATCCTATAGGAGAATATGTTGTAAAAGTAGATTCTAATCAACCTTATATTTATGAAGATACGCAAGAAGAGGCTAGATTTTATGTACCAGGCACAGTAGCTGGTTATGAAAAATTATCAAATTTTTATAAAGATTGTATTAATGGACAATTTTTTGATTCAACAGGTCAATTAACAGATGAACAAGTTAAATTAAATAATAAGCTTGGTGAAATATTTTCATTTGTATCTTGTGAATTAGATCCTGTATCATCATCTTATGGTTCTTATGGTGCAAAATTAACATTTTATGCTAACGATATAATTTCTGGTGGCATAAAAGAAAATTTTCAAATTGATGTAATAACAAACATTTTAAATTCTACATGGGGTTCATTAAATGTTATTAATACTGCATCTGAATTAGGTAGTTTATTTAAAATAAATAGTATTTCAGAAACAGAATTAAATGGTGGTCTTCAAGGATATTTTATAACTGCTCAAGAATATAATCCTAATGATTATACAGTTGGTACATTAACAGCTACTGCTGCTGCACCACCTATATCATCTACAAGAGGTTATCAAAATTTAGGAGTTGCTACTAATTTAGTTTTAAATAATAGTTTTCCTTCTGCAACTACACCTTATATTGATATAAGTTTTACTATGCCATCTAAAAATAATGTTGAAGGTGTTGAAATATATTATGGTAGTGGTGTAAATACTCCAGAAGCAAGTAGAATTTTAGTTCAAACTTTTTCTGCTCCTACTGGTAATTATGCTGGTGGATCAACTCAAAGTTTTAATGTACAAAATATACCTACTACAACAGATTTATATATTTGGGTAAGATTAACTAATTCATTTTCAAGAGGTGCATTTTCTACAGGATTAACTATTGGTAATTGGAATCCAACTACTAATATAACAACAATAGGTAATAATTCAATTGCACCTGTTTTATTAGGTTTTGATTATAATCAATATAGAAATTTAATTATTAACGGAGATTTTTTAATTCATCAAAGAGGATCTTCATCTACTACTAGTGCTAATCCAGGTTATCTTTTAGCAGATATGTGGTATTCAGATATTAATAATTCTGGAACTTGGGTACATTCACATTCTAATGATACACCGGATAATACAGTATTAAGTAGATCTTATAAATTAGAAAATACAACAGTACCTACTTTAGGTGCTAGTTCTAAATTTAAATTTAAACAAATTATAGAAGGACAAAATTTACAAAAATTAAAATATGGTACAACTAATGCAGAAGATATAACTGTAACTTTTTGGGTTAAATCTAGCAAAACAGGTAACTATATTTTTGATTTATACAATCATGATGATAATAGACATATAAGTAAATTATATACTATTAATAATGCAAATGTATGGGAACAAAAATTAATAACTATCCCAGGTGATACTAATAACACATCAGCTTTTGATAATGATAATAATAAAAGTTTAGAAGCAAGTTGGTGGTTAACAGCTGGATCTGATTTTGATTCTGGTACTTTAAATACAAACTGGAATACAACAGCAGATGATGATAGAGCAGTTGGTCAAGTTAACTTGGCTGATACAGTAAATAATACATGGTTTATATCTGGAATACAATTAGAAGTTGGTAGTAATGCTAGCAAATTTGAAATAATTCCTTTTGATAAATCATTAGAAAGATGCCAAAGATATTTTTATAAATTGGTCAGCATTGTTGGTGAAGCGTTTCAAGGACATTCAAGTAGTCATTTAAGACATATGAATATTTGGTTTCCTGTTACAATGAGAGATACACCTACAATAGATGCTACATGGAGCACTGGAACTAGTCCAACAAATTTAAGTACAAAACAATATGCTAATGTTTGTATAAATATTGGATCAAATTCAACAAGTGCAAGTTTAACAGGTTTTTCAGCTAGTGCTGAATTAACATAACATTAATTAATATATAGCCATAGTTATATATTACTCATAAATTAACCTATAGGAGATACTATGAGAATTTCAAACATACAAAATTATCTAGGTGGAGCGGACAATGTAATTGTTCGTGAAGTTGCTGAAGGTAATCAATTTTTATTAAGTGTAAACACAAATGATACTACAGATTTTAGTACTGCAACTTTTGATATAAAAGCAGAGTGTTTTACAGCTACTGTAGAAAGAAATAGAGGTTCAGTTAAAATAACATCTTTAACTTCTGCAGCAGGTGCAACTGCTCAATCATACTCAAAAGGTAATCAGATATTTAATACAGGTACAGCAGGTTCTTTTGATTTTCTTGTACCAAGTACATTATTATCTGATCAAAATAGTAGCTTTACTTCAACTGCTGATGATACAACTCCTTTTATAGTAGTTTGTAAAGTTCAGTGGGAAGCAGGAAATCCTGCACAGAAAAAATCATTAAGGTTTGTATTTATAATTAGATATCAACCTCAGTAATAAAGGAATAAATAAAAATGACAATTACAGTAACTTCAACACCTCTAAATTTAAGCGTTACAAATGAAAGAGGCCCACAAGGTCCGCAAGGTCCAGCAGGTCCGGCAGGTTCACAAGGTTCTACAGGTGCAACAGGTCCAGCAGGCCCAGCAGGTCCAACTGGCCCAACTGGTCCACAAGGTGCATCAGTAACAGGACCAACAGGTCCACAAGGTCCGCAAGGTCCAGTAGGTCCAACAGGCCCATCGTTTAATTTAACTAACTATACAACAAATTCAAATATCAGTTCAAATGATTGGATATTCTGGGCTGACAATTCAACTTTTCAAGAATATAAATTACAATATTCTGACTTTCAAACACCTATTACAACAGCAGCAAATGCATATACAGATACACAAATTAATAATTTAATAAATGGATCACCTGCGGCATTAGATACTTTAGATGAATTAGCAGCAGCTTTAAATGATGATTCAAATTTTGCTTCAACTGTTACAAATAGTATTGCAACTAAATTAAATTCAAGTGATTTTAATCCATTTTTTGATGCAAGAATATCAACTAAATCTATTGATAATTTTATTGATATAGATATTAGTACAAACAACCCTTCAAATGGGCAAGCATTAATATTTGATAGTGCAAATGGTGTATTTATTCCAGGCGATAGTTTTAGTCAAAGTGATTTTGATGCTGCATTTACAGCTAAAAGCACAACTAATTTAAGTGAGGGTACAAATTTATATTACACAAATGCCAGAGCAGATGCGAGAGTAACTAATGCTATTATTGATGAAGATAATATGTCTTCAAATTTAGATACAAAAGTTCCTACTCAACAATCTGTTAAAGCTTATGTAGATGCACAAGTTGCAACAGTACCAACTGGAGATATTACTTCAGTTGTAGCAGGCACTGGTTTATCTGGTGGCGGAACTTCTGGTGATGTAACTTTAAATGTAGATTTATTAAGTAAACAAGAGGGTACTAATTTTACAAATTCAATATTAATTGGACATACAACAACTGGAACTTTAAACGCTGCTGAAAGAAATACTATAATTGGTATTGATTCTATGCCAGCAATTACAGCAGCTGACGACAATGTTGCTGTAGGATATAGTGCTTTAAATAGAACCACACAGGGTGGTCAAAATACTGCTATTGGAGCTAACGCATTAAAATTTAATGTTGGTGGTCAACAAAATGTTGCTATTGGTATGAACGCTCTTGATAATGCTAATAACAGTTACAATGTTGCTGTTGGAGTTAGATCATTAAGTGATGCAACAGGAGCTTTTAATACTGCTCTTGGTTATAAATCTAGTGAAAGGATTTCTTCTGGTGAGTATAATATTACATTAGGTCATAAAGCTGGAGATAATATTACTTCTGGTTCTGGTAATGTAGTTATTGGTGATGTTGATGTTGCTTCAGCAACTGGTGATAGACAATTAAAAATAGCAGGATATGACGGTACAACAACTACAACTTGGATAGAAGGGGATAGTAATGGTGCTGTAAATATTGGTGATATTACAATTTCTTCAAGTACCATTTCTGACAGCGGTAGTATGAATATTAACTCTGGTAGTAGTTTAACAATAGATGTTGATGGTAGTATAACCCTAGATGCTGGTAGTGGTGGTAATGGTGTTAGAATTAAAGATGATGGCACAGAATTGTTGCAAATATATAATGCATCTAACGATGTATCTATAGAAACTAAAGTACAAGATAAAGATTTATTTATTAAAGGTAATGATGGTGGTTCAGTAATTACTGCTTTAAGTTTCGATATGTCTAATGCTGGTGCGGCTACATTTAATAACAATGTAACTATTGGTGGAGATTTAATAGTAAATGGAACAACTACAACTGTTAATTCAACAGAGGTTAATATTCAAAATGCTTTTGTATTTGAAGGATCAACTGCTGATGCATATGAAACAACTTTAACAGTTACAGATCCAACAGCTGATAGAACAATAACACTTCCAGATTTAACAGGTACTGTAGTGTTAAAAGATTCTACAGACACATTGTTAAATAAAACTTTAACATCGCCTACAATTAATTCACCTACATTAAATAGTGTAGGTATTGGAATTGTGGGTACAAGTGCTGATGCACCGTTGCATATAAAAGATGATGATACGTCAGCTTCACCTCAATTTATTATAGAACAAGATGGTACAGGTGACGCTGCTATGGCGTTTAAACTTACTGGTGAATCTCTTGGTAATTATATTATGGGTATCAATCATAGTGCTGGCGATGTTTTTAATATTTCTACTAATTCAACAGACGTTGGTTCAAATATAGGTATATCAATTAATTCAGATGGTAAAGTAGGTATTGGTACATCCTCTTTAGGCAGTGGATCTCACAAGTTATATGTTGCTGGTAGTGCTATATTATCAGGTGATTTACATTTTGAGGGTGCAACAGATGACGGTTTTGAAACAACTTTAACAGTTACAGATCCAACAGCTGATAGAACAATAACCTTACCTGATCAAAGTGGTGATGTTATTATTGGTAAAAAAGAAGGAACAAACTTTACAGACAGTTTATTAATTGGTCATGCAACAACTGGAACTTTAAATTCTGCTACAGATAATACTGGAGTTGGTATTGGTGCTTTAGATGCTTTAACTTCTGGAGATAACAACACAGGCGTTGGTCAAGATGCTGGTACAGAATTAACTACTGGAACAAGAAATACAATGATTGGCTCTGGCGCTGGGGATTCAATTACTGCAGCAGTTAATAATACATTAATTGGAAGTTTAGCTGGTGCTACAATATCAAATGCTGGTCATTATAATACACTTATTGGAAAAAGTGCTGGTTCAAATATTAGTACAGGAGATGGTAATGTAGTCATTGGAGTTGTAGATGCTGATAGTGCTACTGGCGACAGACAATTAAAAATTTGTGGTTATGATGGTTCAACTTCTACAACTTGGATTTCTGGAAGTAGTGCTGGAGTAGTAACTCTTAATGCTGCTAATGTAACTCAACAAGCATTAACATCTTCATCAAACGCTGTAGCTTGGGATGCTTCTGCTAAACCAAACGCAGTTCATGTAACAACAGAAAACACAACTTTTTC